GTCGATCACAGTGGCACATTACGCCTATCAGGTCGTAATGGGTGCATTTTCTCATGCACTGGTTCCTGCGGTAGTCTCCGCAGAAACAAAAACCGGTCTAACTAAAGATCGGAACTTGTGGAGGTTTCTCCACGAGCAGCTCGCGCCGGAGTCTCCAGCGTGGGACGGCTTCCATGGAAGCCCGACCAGAGGGTTCAGTACTGACCTTGAGGAAGCCACCGATTTTGGCAATTGGTGGTTCGCAAAGGCAGTCTGGTCTGAATTCATCAGACAGACCTCTGGCCCGCGTCAACCCACCGGGTTGATGCTATTGGCGAAGTGTATCTACACTTCGCGCCGGCTCGTGTTTTTCCGAGTCGGGAAGAACCAGTATAACCGGTTCTGGACATCAAGAGGTTTCTTGATGGGGGACTACTTTACGAAAGTGGTCCTAACTGTCGGACAAGATTATAATGTCCGAAAGGCCCTGTTGGATTCTCCAATAGGGAGATATGCCGGGAATACCGACATAGAAAGGGTAGGAAGTCTCCTACCCTATAACCTTGATACTCTCAAGGCTAACGGTCTTTACGACCGTCTCCCCCGCAGAGATAGAATCTCGGGGGCGGCCTACACACTTGTAGGCGACGATGTAGTAATTCTCTACACCGCCAGGACCCACGGGATGGATTTTACTCCATATTTCCGTGAGGCCGCTTCCACCGGTGGGTGGAAGATATCGGAGGACGATACCTTCGATAGTGAGCACCTCCTATTCTACTGTGAGGAAGGTGCTCTTGTGCCTAGGAGCGTCCTAGACACGACCCGCCATATGATATGGCGTGGTCGGGCTGTCGATTACCTCGACTACCCTCGTATCCGTCTATTCCTACCTGTAAAGGTAGAGACAGATACGTACTCCCATACAAATGTTGGGAGATTCGACCTCCTTGGTAAGGAGGCTCGATGGGTTACTGGAACTGCCAGTGCCCGCGCGCAACTGTTATACCAAGTTGCGCAAGTACTACAGCATCTTGTGGTACCTAGAGACATAGAGTGTCTATGTCCCTACACTCCCAAAGAGATTGGGGGTGATGGGTCGTATGACCCTGACCCTGAGTTTCTCTCAGAGGTCATTCGGACGAAGTCTAAGGCTCCGTCCGAGACGCTCTATAGAATGGAGCGCCAACTTATGAGGCTATGGGCTCATAAGTACGTGGTTTCTGACAAACCACGTGGGGGCGTGTACAAACACGACCTTATCTTACCGACCATTGATCGGTTAAGAAAATGGCTGCCAGAACGGGCAGTCATTGTCCCTCCTTCGAGGGAGCATGCAGAGCTGTTCTCAGCTCTGCC